GATGTGCGTTCGTGCCAGTATCGTAGGAGCCCCATGGCAGTACTGCAGAATTTCTGGAACGAACTCATCAAACAGTTTATATCCGGATGATGCAGTTGATGGCATAGATTACTCCTTTTTCTCTGGACTATTCGCACGAGATGACTGTGACTCAACCCCGAGAAGTGACATAAAGTTCTGAAATGCGGTCTGTGCTTTGGTGAACTCAACAGCTTCATCATCTGCTGAAAATGCCCTATATAGTAAAAATTGTATGATGGCTTCAAAAAATACATCTTCAATACCATCATCAGATGATGTCGTGGTCATTGCCGTCGGTAACTGCGACGTCGACATCTCAACATAAACAGTTATGGTGTCGCTTACCGGCGGAGTGACATAAAATATCCTGGGGACATTTGCATCGTATGAAAAGTTTTCTATGGCAGTGTCCCCAGTTGATCCGGGCCACAGCAGATTCGAGTAATCTATGTGAGCTCTGTCACATGGTGTTATGATGCCGCCAGCTGTCACACCAGCTGTACCCAAGTTACGGGAGATATCCAATAGCCTAAGTGCAGCGGTTGGCAGGGTCTGCTTTATACCTGCGGATAATAGTACGGGCTCTGTAACGGCGCCTGCATCAGGGCGGACAAGGATCAAGGTTCGAACAGCTGCGTTCAGGTACTTGATCCAAGTCGACTCACTTACCCTATCGTAGGCAGTGTCACCGTACAATTCAGCAGCATCTAATATATAATCATTTGCTGTAAAGGCCACGGTGCATCTCCTTAGTTGTTTTTATTTTTCTTAGCTTCATCGAACTCCTTGCGGAGTTCGTCTATGTGTCTCATTTCATGGACAGTATATTGAATGCGGGGAACTTGCTTCGGAATCATGCGTATCTTCCCGTCACGTGTAGTGTCCATCTTCATGCGGGTGATAACCGCATTGGCAAGAACACCCTCAATATATTCCTTCGGGATCCAAACCTTGGTCTCCCGTGGCGCCATCAGGGCGACACCGTTAAGTGCCATTTGAATATAGGGCAGGTCATTATCGTCAGATGAATAAAAAGTTATCTGAACCATCATACCGCTAAGGCCCTTGTGCAGTTTCTTCTTTGCCGGCTGATATATTTCTGTTGCCGACCCGGATTCTTGAACCAGGGTTTCTCGAATCTTTCCGGTAGCCATGTCAATTGCCTTGAGGACATTATTTAACTTCTTGCGATTAACACCGCCGTTCTCTGCTAAGTACTCAGGTTCATCGAGTCCATACTCAGCTATTAGTTTCTTTAAGTCCTCATCCTTCATTGACATGTAATTTGTGGTACCCATATTAATATCCTTCCATATTAATTTTTAAGTGTGCCCCCCAAATAGGGGAGGGGGGCTTTCCCCTTAGCTCCCAGTTACGGGGCTAATTATTATGCACTGAGGTCGGAAACAGCAGTCTCAACCCTGACCAACCAAAAGTCGTTCAGGATAATGGTAGCTGAGTAGCCTTTCCAGCCAACATGCCCTCTTTGCGCTAACGGGTCAGAGTCCGTCGGGGTGGGGTTAACAACCATCGGGGTCATAGCGTTCTGACCCTTGAAGGCCACGATGCCGTAAGCATCCCGTGCCATAAACAGCATCGGATAAACATCGCAGGATCCGGAAGTAGTTTCCAGAGTTGCGGTACCATCGGCACCAGCAGACTGCCAGGGCTCAATGATCGTGGATGTGATATAGCGAACATCCTCAATCTTGCCAATTTCATTTTCCCAAGCAGGCATCGCACCATACTTTTCTACCGGTACGAAACCAGTGATTGCACGAAGGTCAGGCTCCATATCCGGGTGGCAGATGCACACGAAAGAGGGAGCGATTGACTCGGTGCCGTAAGCAGGCGTGCTTTTCACCATGGAGGTGATCTGCTTGCCAAGCTGACGTTTTAAGAACCGAGTAACCTTGCGTTGATCCAACAGTGAGAACGTAGTATTAACAGAAGATCGTTCCGTTCCGTTGGTATAGAATACGTTGGTGCCGGCTTTCAGGACGTTGAAGCGGGTCTTCTCAATAAGAACAGCTGCCTGCTCACCAAGAATATCCACAGCTTCCCGAAGGATCGGATCCTCATGGGTATCCAGGACAACATCGGTAATGACAATGCGGTCGCCGTACTGCACGAGAGTTGCCTCGTAGTTAGCACTTTCCATGGCGGTGGCATCAGGAGTGACGCCTTCGGTCAGCATCTTATTCGCCGGGTCAAAGTTGGAACCCGTAAAGTATTCGTGTGGGTTAAAGTCCGAGCCGAAGGTCGAGGTGAAGGTGCTGTCCAGAAAGTACCGACGGAATTGAATGGTCTTGGTAGAGTTGCTGGGCAGCGGTTTGCTCTGGCCAAACTTCTCAAATACCAGCCAAGGCATACCACGTTTCAAAAGATCTCGAACAACATACGCTGCAGTTCTCGGGGAAATATCACCATATTTTGTAGCCATTTTAATTTACTCCTGTGAGGCTATAGTACCATTACAGGCCGGCCTCCTTAGCAGCTGCGGCGTAGTCATTTTTATCCGGCGGTGTCCGATCGACTGGACCATCACCTGGACCTTCGCTCTCAAGCATGCTCTTTAGCTTATCCTGTTTGGTTGCCTCGTTTTTTAATAGGCCGGATTTCCAGCCAGTTTGTTTTTTAAAGTCGCTCAGCAGATCGATGACCTGCTTCGTTGTACCCATTCCATTTCTACCATAGTATACGTCATTCAACGCACCCTGCTGGTATTCGGGTTGATTGTTGATCCAAGTTAAAATCTGACCAGACGCTACGGCCTCATCCATATCCTTATGTACCGCACGAACTTGACTGAGATGGTCAGGAGCCACCTGAGCACCTGCAGCGCTATCGTCAGAACTGGCTGGTTCTGGGTCGTGGTCATAAGTGGAGTCTGCCGGTTCAGGATCTTTAGCCTTTGCTTTTATGGCGGAAGTCTTGTCAATTTTCTTTTGAAGAATATCGACTACTTCCACCAGCTCAGGGAAGGTCTCCTTAAACTGGGACATGACTTCCTGATCGGATAGTTCCTCCTCCGTCTGTTGGGACTCCATCTTTTTGTCAAGCTTCTCTCTTAGTGACTTGACCTCCTCCTCCAACGCTTTGGCTTTCTTGTTGGCGGCATTGATGCGTCCGTCCCATGACGAAGTTCTTTGTCTCTCTTTTTGTAACTCGGCTTCAGCTTTCTCAGCCCGTGACTTCCAGTCCTCCTGGTTTACACCAGCCCCGGTGTCAGGTTCTTTGCCCTGGTCGGAGTTGGCTTCTGGGATCGGATCCTCTTTGTCATCAGATTTTTTAGCTTCAGCAGACGAATCTTCTGTAGACTCCCCAGTCTGTTCATCCGTCGGCTTTGCCTCATCATCCCCCGATTCAGAAAGTTCCTCGTCGGTCTTGTCAACAATGTCGTTAAACACTGAATCAAAATCGTCCTCTTCCTTTTGGTACTGGTCCTCGGTTACTATTCTTTCTCTCGGCATGTAGTGCCTCCTTGGGGTCCACGTGTGGATGTCCCGTTAATAAGTTAGTGTGGATGTCCCGGAACGGGGTCCGATCTATTAGCCTGCGTAGGAGTGGTCGTATGTAACCTCAACCGGTCTTGATACCAGATGCTTTCGCAAGTCTGTTAACTCAAGTCTCCTACCTTGTAATCTTTTTAAATCATCTAAATCTGATATGTACGCCCACTGGCTATCGATATCCGATATACGAATATCGATATAACCAACCAGTGACTCATAGTATGAACTCTGTGTATCCCTCTTCAGATTCGACAGATAGTTTTTCTTATCACCCAAGCTGTGCTCCTTGTGGTTGATTAGGATCTACAGCTGCCCCGCCGGGCAGCTGTATATTAAATAGCTGCATGGTTCTCTCAACTGCATTCGGCACATGGCCAGATGACTCTGCTTTCATAGCTTCGAGTAGCATGATCTCGTCCTGCTGCCGCTTGGCCGCCTCGGCCTGCGCTTTCTGATTTGCCTGGACTTCTTTCTCAGATCTTACAAAACCTAATCGATCCAGATCAAACACCTCAGCAAGCTCCCTAAGAAGGACATCTCGTTTGATGTACTGGTTGTCCAACTCATTGTTTGTCATTGCCAGGAACTGATTGATCTGTTCCATCTTAACCTCTTTGGCAATTAATGACTTGGATCCACGAGCAACAACATTGAAGTCACCTTTGATGCTGTTCTTCGGATTAAACTCCATGTTCCAGAAGTACATCGCCTTTATGAAGGGTGTCGTAATTCCCTCATCAAAGAAGTGCACCTGATCTTTCAATGTTATATTAGATGCTCCGATGAGCATGCTCATACCAGTTGCGGTCTTCTGTGCGCCAGTTGCAGAATTGTCTGGCAGACCTGATAGAGCCCTC